GGTGTTAGCTCTGATGATAGCAATGTTTATGCTTTCGTAGACGATGACTCTCGTTCAACATTCATCATACAAGCAGATGCTTCGGTAACTGCTGGTGCAATGAATTCTTTCAACTTTAATGTAACGCTAGGTGCTGGTTCTGATGAGACAGGTCAGAGTGGTTTTGGTCTCAAAGCTGCTTCTGCTACTTCTGCTACTGCAGAAATTCGTCCCATCAGGTATTGGAACTCACCAGATAATGAGTCTAATGCAGATCGGGCGTTTCCAGAAGTTGAAGTTCGCATTGTTCAGCATATCGACAATCGTGCTATTGTATGTGTGGCATAGGGAGGGTGAAACATGGCTATTAATCGCGCAGATATTGCGAAACAACTACTTCCTGGCCTGAACGCAATCTTCGGTCTTGAGTATGGTTCAGTTGATAATGAAACTGACATTCTATTTGAGACAGAAAATTCGGATCGTGCTTTCGAGGAAGAAGTCCTCATGGCAGGTTTTGCTACTGCTCCCACCAAGAGTGAAGGTGCTGCAGTCCAGTATGACGCTGCTAAAGAGAACTACACTGCTCGTTATACGCATGAAACGGTTGCATTGGCTTATGCTATCACTGAAGAAGCATTTGAAGATAATTTGTATGATACCTTTGCGAAGATTCGTACTCGTGCCTTGGCTCGTGCTATGGCAAATACGAAGCAGACTAAGGGTGCTAACATCTTTAATAATGCTTTCAACGCTGCTTATCCAGGTGGTGATGGTGCAACCATGTGTTCGGATTCACATCCAACCATTTCAGATGGTGATCAAGATAATCTCTTGGCTGCTGCTGACTTGTCGGAAACCAATCTTGAGACTGCTCTCATTCAGGTTCAAAAAGCCAAGGATGATCGTGGAATTTTAATTGGTGCTGGTGCTGTATCCTTGCACATTGATCCAACCAATCAGTTCACTGCTGAGAGGATTCTAAATTCTCCTGGTAAAACTGGAACTGGACACAACGACATCAACGCTGTGAATAACATGGGTTTAATTCCGAAGGGGTATTATGTAAATCGTAGGTTTACTGATGCTAATGCCTACTTCATTTTGACCGATGTTCCTAACGGCACTAAGATGTTTGTTCGTTCACCACTAGGAACCAAGATGGAACCTGATTTCGATACAGGTAACTTACGGTTCAAAGCTCGTGAGCGTTACAGTTTTGGCTGGTCAGATTGGCGGGGCGTATACGGCTCTGCTGGTTCAAGCTAGGATTCGGAAGAAAACTAATAAATGGAGGGGGCGTGGTATTTCCATGTCTCCTCTTTTATTGGTATACTTTTTCGATAACATTTTAGAGGAGATGGAAGAGTGACTACACGAGTTTTTTCTACTTATGTGTCAACTGCTGCTTCTGCCAACGCCACTATTGTAGCAAGAAGGGCAAGACTAAAAAGTTTTGTTCTATATAATAATGGGGCTGCAGACGGTCTTTATACTTTTAAAGATGGTTCAGCTTCAGGAACTACACTAGTTCAAGTTATGGTAAAAGCTGGAGATACGGTTGATCACTTCATTCATGATATGGGAATCGAAGCGCCTAGTAGTGGAGGATTGCATTTAATTACTCCTACTTCAGGTGGTTTCGCTACTGTATTCTATGATTAATTGTAATTGCACAGATTGTTCCTGTGAAGATTGCCCTTGCGTAGAGGGGTGCGCTGAAGGTTGCGCTTGTTCTTGTAAGGTTCAAGACAGTGATAACGCATAGAGGTGAAAAGTTTTCAGGTTATAACAAACCTAAGAGAACACCAAAAAATAAAAATAAGAAGTTCGCTGTTTTAGCAAAGCAAGGCGATAAGGTGCGTCTTATACGCTTTGGAGACCCTAATATGAAAATTAAAAAGAACCAGCCTGGCAGACGAAAGAGTTTTAGAGCTAGGCATCGTTGTGATTCTTCTCCTCCAAGCAAGCTATCTGCTCGTTATTGGAGTTGTAAGAAATGGTAAATAAAGGATGAAACTGCTTCAAGGTATAGTCATAGCCCTAATACTTGGTTTTGGAGGTTGGGTTGTCTCTACAGTTTATGCCTTAGATAAAAGTTATAATTTAGTTGAATTTCGTTTAGAACTGGTGGAAGAAAACTACAAGATGCTCAAAGATATTTGGGAGGATGCTGGATACAAGGAGTAGGAAATGTCAGAGGATATTGTAACTTATTGGCCGCAAATATTAGGCATATTGGCTGTTGTTGTAATGTTCGTTAAACTTAAAAGTGCAGTATCTGAGCTAAGAAAAGATGTTGATGATATAAGTAAACGAGACACTTACTCTCAAGTTGTTAAACTTCGGGCAGATTTAGATAGTTTAAAAGAAGGAACTAACGAAAAGACTAAAGCATTATTTGAATTATGGAATCAAAGATTATTTAAGGAGTGAGCAATGGTACAAGGATATGATGATCGTTTAGATGAATCTCTTGGTGAAAGACGAGGGAAAGAGTCTACTAAAAAACAATCCTACAAAGCTAGGCGCGATGAGTCAAGGGGTGCTCGTAGAAAAACAAAAGCTAATCATGGTGGTAAAGATACCTATCGTGGTTATCAATCTACTGCACCAGGAAAGATGACTGAAAAACCTGGAGCTAAACCTTCCAACACAGGACCTGTGAATGTTCCTGGCGGAGGCGTTTATGGTAAGAAAACTGCGGAAGTAGGAAGACCCAAAGGGCGGATTCCTTATTATTGTTAGGAGTAATTAATGGCAACTTCAGGAACAACTAGTTTCTTTCCTCCTGTAGATGAGATTATCGAGGAAGCTTATGATATGCTTGGTGGGGAACCCCAACTAGGGCATGATCCCATAAGCGCGAGGCGTAGTCTAAATTTACTTTTTATTGATATGCAAAATAGAGGTGTTCCTCTCTTTGCTCAAGATCAAAAGACTTTATCCCTAGTTGCAGAACAAGAAAGCTATACTCTTGATTCCGATACTGTAGACATACTTGAAGTTGCTTTAAGGAGAACTAGCAACTCAGTAAACACTGACACTCAGCTACAACGTGTTAGTATGGAAGAGTATTTAATAATTCCAAACAAGGCTAATCAAGGTAGAACGGCTCAAGTAGCACTAGATCGTCAAAAAACGCCTGTTCTTTATGTTTGGCCAGCCCCTGAAACAGGAACTACCGATAGCATACTTTATTGGAGAGTAAGACGTTTAGAAGATGTTACAGCCAGTTTTCAAAATGTTGATTGGGTGTATCGTTACCTTCCTGCAATTACTTGTGGGTTGGCATACTACTTGGCATACAAAAGATTTGGTATAAAAACAGACAAACTTAACTTTCTCAAAGTTGCCTACGAAGAAAAAATGCAGATGGCTTTGGAAGCAGATAGGGAACGTGTAGATATGCGAGTAGTTCCACGTTTAAAGATGTTTTAATGGCTACAGGAAAGTATTCATGGTTTATCTCTGATAGGTCTTCATTTAGATTTAAATACAGAGATCAAATAAGAGAACCAGGAACAGGTTATAGAGTTGGTCCTGGAGAATCTGACGGTGTTTATAATTTGGTTACGAGTCCTCTTAACCAAGCTCCTAACACAAAAGATAATCCAGCTTTGAAAAACCCTAGACCTGATGTAGTATTAGCAACTACGGGGGATAGTTCTTGGACTCCCTCAATGACCACCAACACTAACAACTAAGGTAGGAGAAGATGAAACAAAAAACTAAAGTAGGTAGCCATTGGGACTTTACCTGCTATGACAGCAAAGGTGACGTAAAGTGGAAAGAAGAATATGATAACCTTGTTGTTAATCAAGGTCTTAATGATCTTTTGCAGAAATATTTCAATGGTTCAAGTTATACAGCAGCGTGGAAATTAGGTCTTAAAGCAACAGGCACAGTTTCTGCTGGCGATACTCAGGCAACTCATGGCTTTACTGAGATTACTGCTTATAGTACGGCTGGCGGTGCAACTTCTGCTGCTGTTCGTCCCACTGCAGTTCTAGCTTCTGCTAGTAGTCAATCAGTTGTGACTTCGACAGCAGCCGTATTTTCGGTGATCGCTTCGGCTTCAGTTGCTGGCGGATTTTTAACTACAGGAACTACGGTAGCTGGAAATCTGGGTGTTCTTTATGGTGCAGGTGATTTTACAGCAATTAGAACTGTAATTAACGGTGATGTAATTAACGTGAGTCTTACACTTACTGCCTCTGCAAGCTAATGAACAATGTCAGATGCTTTAACTGGATTTGGGTCGGGGCCTTATAACACACTTAAATATGATAGATCGTGGGTCACTGCTTATGTCACCTTAGGTGTATCAATCGCTGATGGCTATTCGGCTGACGCTATTATATCAGATACCTTAGAGCTTGGTGCTGCTGTAGAAGCCGTTAAGCTTGCTGATGGTTACATCTATGCCAGTATAGCTTTAGGATTTAAAACAGAAATTCCTGCTGTATCTGTTGGCGGTAATTACGGTGTTGATTTAACTATTGGTGGTGTTCTATTAGAGGATACATTTACAGGAAGTCCCACTTATAATCCAAGTTTAACTTTCGGTGTTTCGTTAGCTGATGAACCGACAACTAAACATGAAGTTCATGACACAGTTACTTTAGGAGTTAGTGTAGCTGACACTCCATCAGCAGCAGCTACAATAAATGCTTCATTAAGTTTAGGAACAGGTTTCGTTTATAATAATACTGCTTCATTTGTGCTAAATAATACTTTAACATTTGCAACACAGATAACAGCAGAAGTAAGCAGCACAGGTAGGTTTATAGAAAGATGGACTTCAGTTCCAGATCAAGCTTCTGAAAGTTGGGTTTCTGTATCCCTTGGGTTTGACTGAGGAGGGTGATAATATCTAGTTATGGCTTTAACTTATACAACATTAGTAGCTCAAATTAAAGATACTGCTGAAGATGATTCTGAAGAATTTTCTGATGCTATTCCTAGCTTTATAGATAGGGCTGAAACTCGTCTTTCCAGAGAGCTTGACCATCCAGAAATGGCAGGGCATCTCCAGACTACTCTGGCGTATGGAGACCCCTTTGTAACTCGTCCTAGTAATATGTTGGCTCCTCTTAATTTTTATATTACTGAACAAGGCAGTCGAATAAAACTTTTATTCAGGACTGAAGAATATATTGCAGACTACTGGCCCACAAGAACTTCAGTAGGCACACCTAAATATTATGGTAACTTTGGAGGAGATAGAATTATTATTGCTCCTGCTCCTGCAAGTACCTACGCTGCTGAGATGGCAATAGTAATACAACCAGCCACCTTATCAACAGCCAATCAAACCAACTTCTTTACGGACAAATGCTTTGATGCCTTGTTCTTCGCTTGTATGATAGAAGCATACATGTATCTAAAAAATTACTCTGTTCTTGAAACGTGGAACTTTAGATACGGTCAAGCAATGTCAGCCCTACAGAATGAAGGAAGACGTACACGAAGAGATGACGAAGAAATGCCAGCAAGTAAAGCTGGTCAGAATACCTTAACTGGTATGGGAGGAGGAGTATAATGGCTAGTGGTCTAGCACAAATACAAGCAAAAAATATTCGACTTATGAACCAAATTTTACCTGAGTATGGCACTGGTTCCGATGCTTTGCGTAACTATAGACAAAGTAGAGGAAGCGCTCTTAATCCTTTAGATTCTGATTTTGGGCTTGAACTTATGGCTGAACGGTCACGAATAGATAGATCAAAAGCAGCAGATGCTGCCCCACCCGAAGAACGAGATACTAGCGAACTGGAAGCA